GTACCATTCAATTCAACTAATGGAGGATTCTGAGCTTCAAACCCTACACGTTAGCCGAATTCGCGTCCGTTCCTTGGTAGTTGGAAGACGTCAGGTGAAACTTTCACAGTTCACCTTCCATACTCCTATACTCTTTGTATCATCATGTCTTAGAGTTGAAAGTTTAGAGGTCTATAAAACCACATATTCTTTCCTTTCTAAGTTACATGAAAAAGGGTATAAGTTCTCGTACCAGCATGTACCGAAAGAAGTCGGTAAAGATCACTGGAGTGAAGAGTGGGACTCTCACTTCCGTCGTTCTGAGACTTTTGTAAGGACATTGCTTCAGTTCTTCCGTGTGTTCGGGTATAAAGGTGACTTCGATTATGAAGACCTTATACTTAAATATGCTATAATGGAATATCTTGATATCAGCATTAAGCAAGTTAAATTGAACACAGTCTTCCTCTCTGGACTCTCTCGTAAAGTAGAGTCCCCCGTGTCTGATATAGTAGGGACACCCGGCCTGTTGCTGGATTACAGTTCTCATAAATGGCTCAAACAGAGACTTACGTCCTCGAAGAATAACACTAGGATCCGTGATATTCTTGGTGAAACTTTGCTCTTAGGAATAAAGAGAGGTTTCCCTTCCATGCATGATAGACAGGTAAAAAAAACTGTCTTAGAATACATGGATTTTATGAGTAAGCCTGTTACGGCATCTCAATCTATTCTCGATCAGATTGAGCGAACATGTAATGAACTATTTAGAACCGACCGATCAAGGTTATATAGAGATAAACTTGGTCGTATTCATCCCCTTGATGGAGAAGCATGGCACTCCATGATAGATTTCTTTATACCTAGCAATTCTATTAAACCCTTCCAAATTTCGCGAAGAGCGGGATTTGGGGCCCCGATTAGTCGGGGTGGTATAATGGGATATTTGCTTAGGGACGAGAGGTTTATCATGAAAGGTGACTTAGTACCTGAATTGATCTTGATGTATGAAAGATCTTCCGGTGTCGTTATACAACGATACGGAATACCTCTTCATAGTAGAGAACGTTTCAGATTCTATCTGGACTATCTTAAGCCAGACATGGTTCTCCAAACCCAGGTTTATGTTATACGAGAACCTTTAAAAGTTCGAACTATAACTGCTGGGACTCCGGAGGCTTATGGTATTCTTAAACCTCTGCAGAAAGCAATGTGGAGTAGATTACGCGAATGGCGTAATTTTGCTCTGATTGGGGAACCTTTGACAACAGAACTTTTGTCTGAGGTTATGAATAGACCACTCCCTAACGATAGTGTTCAGGCGAGTTGGTTCGGTTCAGGTGATTATAGTGCAGCAACGAACGAAATGTATATGGACTGTACCCGTGTGGCGTACGAAACTATTTTTGGTCAAAAGGATGCTCTAAAGCTTTGTGAGCTTGCCTTAGGCCGTCAACAAATCAATTATAAAGTTGACAATGAAAGGTTCTCCGTAATACAAGAACGAGGACAATTAATGGGTTCTCCATTATCGTTCCCTATTCTTTGTACTATTAATATAGCGGCGACAAGAGCCGCTTACGAAGAATTCTATCAACGTCAATTTTTAATTGAGGAGTTACCAATTCTAGTTAATGGAGATGATATACTATTTCGTGTTAATGATTTCGAATTCTTATCTATATGGCGTAAATGGATTAAGGAAGTTGGTTGGAGGGAATCTCTCGGTAAGAGTTATTTCCTTCAGGACTACTGTCAAATCAACAGTGAGACTCGTCGGCCTGTGGCTATTCTAGATAGAGATAGACACAAAGCGTTTCATGTGTTCCAAGATCGCATACCATATGTCAACTTTGGCTTTATGAACAGTTTAAAGAAAGCTGTTCGCCAATTTGATGGTCCAGGATTCGAGATGTTTAGCCTTGATTGGAGGCAAAGAGTGGAAGAAGTTATGAACTATCCTCTGTGTGTAATGAGACAGGCCCTTCATTACACAATCTACAATATGAAAAGAGTGCTCGATGATTCATACGAGCAAGGCTACTTTCCTTTTCGACTTAATCCCTATAATCCAATAGAATTTGGAGGCCTAGGTATAAGTGATCGTATTGTAGATACTGATACAGCGTTAATTTCCCTCAATTATAGGATGACCTCTTTTCCTTTAAGTATTCATGACGTAGCGAATAGCGATGAAAACGTAGACAAAAACCAAAAAAATTATTTTGAATTAGAGTCCCGCCCTCTGCTATGCTTGAAAGATCACTTATTGGAAGAGAAGAAATTCGAACTTGAGGACCTGTATGAGGCAGAACTGGCTCTTATAGAGGATAAATTGCGTTCTCTAGATAAATGGGAACGTCAAGAACCAGTTACGGATAGTTGGATCATCTCCGAGAAATTGGGAGATGACGAAGAACTGTATGAGGAAAGAGAACTGTATGGACATACTACCTTTGGTCGGAGTATGAACAGAACCTTCTCATGAGGATCTTCATAGTTAACTATGTAGACCTGGAAGCAACTTGATAATCTTTTGATGTAAAGTTCTTCACGATCCAGGGGATCCTCGGTTAT